GGCGATTGATGAAAAAAGATTGCAATATGAAGAAAAAATGCGCTCCGCCTACTTTGCAATATTTTCAAATCAGTTATTATTGGTGCTTAAGAGGATTGACGATGTTTCATGATAGGTTAGACGTTCCATTAGAAGTTAAAAGTTTTGGTGATGATTATACATTCGCAGGCTATGGCAGTGTGTTTGATGTGGCTGATATTGAAAAAGAAATTGTGGTGCGTGGTGCGTTTCAGAAAAGCCTTAATAATTGGCAAATGAAGGGCAGTTTGCCTGCAATGCTATGGCAACATGACATGCGTCAACCTATCGGCGTTTATACCAAGATGGTTGAAGATGCGCGGGGGCTTTATGTTGAAGGCAAAATCATTCAGGAAGTTGAAAAGGGGCGTGAGGCTTATGCTTTGCTTAAGGCAGGGGCAATTAGCGGGCTTTCAATCGGCTTTATTACACGGGACAGTGAGCTTGATAATTATAGCCGTATGCGCAAAATCAAGCAGGTTGATTTGATTGAACTAAGCATTGTGACGATGCCCGCTAATCAAGAAGCGATGGTGACTTTGGTGAAGGCTGCATCAACGATTGAGGGCGTGCGTGATTGCGAGCGATTATTGCGCAATGCGGGGTTTAGTCAGAAACAAGCCAAGGCTATGGCTGGTGCTTATAAAGATTTTAGTCAGTGCGATGCTGATGAAGATAGCGAAATGAAGCAGCGAGATGTTGCAAATTGCGCTTTGATTGCCCTGTTAGGGGGTTTGGAACAAACAATTTTAGGAGTAAAATAACATGGAATTAATGGAAGTTAAGACGGCAGTTGATGGCATTGCAAAGGCAGTTGAAGCCTTGCGTGCAACCCACACGCAAGAGATTATTAAGGTAAAAGGCGATATTGACGTTCTCACCAAAGACAAAATCAACAAAATGAACGATAGCATCGATGCTTTGACAGAGTTTAAGCAAAAGGCAGAAATTGCCATGAGCCGCACTTATAAGGGTGGTGATGGTGGCGAGAGCAAGGAGGACGGCGAATATAAAGCGGCTTTTGTGGATTATATGCGTAAAGGCCGTGAATGCCCTACATTGGAGCAAAAAGCAATGTCTGTTGGCGTGCAGCCTGATGGCGGATTTTTGGTTACGCCTACCATGTCTAGCCAAATCACTAAAATAATTTATGAGAGTTCGCCACTGCGTCAGTTGGCAAGTGTGCAGGTGATTGGCACGGATAGCTTGGAGTTCATGCAAGATATTGATGAGTTAAATGGTGGATGGGTTTCTGAAAATCAAGCACGCCCTGAAACAAATACGCCACAACTTGGCAAGCGCACCATCAATGTGCATGAGTTTTATGCGCAACCAAAGGCAACACAAAAATTGCTTGACGATGCAAATGTCAATATTGAGCAGTGGCTTGCAGAAAAAGTTGCAGATAAGTTTGGGCGAATTGAGGCTGCTGCATTTATCACAGGTGATGGCAACGGCAAACCACACGGCATTTTAGGTTATCCCAATGTAAATCAGTGGGGGGCGGTTGAGCGAATTATATCGGGCGTTGCAGGTGGTTTTAACGCAGATAGCTTGATGAGATTGCTATATGGCTTAAAGGAAAGCTATGCGAGCAATTCTTCATTTTTGATGAATAGACAAACAGTAAGGGAAGTCCGTTTGATAAAGGATACGACGGGGCAGTATATTTGGCAACCAGGATTGCAGGCAGGGCAGCCCGAAGCATTGCTTGGTCGCCCAATTTATCAAGCAAAAGACATGCCAACGGGCGCAACTAATGGCACGTTTGTCAATGGCACGCTTGCTATGGCGTTTGGTGATTTCCGCCAAGCCTATCAGATTGTTGACCGTGCGGGTATTCAAACATTGCGTGACCCGTTTACAGAAAAGCCGTTCGTCAAGTTCTATAGCACCAAGCGCGTTGGCGGCGGAGTTCTTAATTTTGAAGCATATAAATTATTACAAATAGGGGTATAAGGTTATGGGACAACGTAATATTATTGAAACATCTATTGACCCAAAGATTGTGCATTTAGGCAATCATACGGGCAATAATTCAACGGTGGCAAGTGCTGCATTTGACAATTTGGGCGAAAATCAACAGTGCATTTTGGTGCAATATGGAGCGTGGAATGCGGCGGATACTGTGGTTGGGGGCTTTGTTGAGATTGGCTTACAACATTCTGATGACACCGTGGCAAGCAGCTTTGTTGATGTGCCAAATGTTGAAATGTCAGTAAATGGACGTGATGGCTTGGTTGGTGCAAGCACGGTATCGGGCGGGGCTGCAACGGGGGTTATTGTTAGCATTCCTAAAGATGCAGTGGCGGGCGTTGCTAAGGCGAGTTACCTTGGCAATAAGCGATATATCCGCATCAAGCGCACCACTCAAACCAACATTGCCAATGGCTTTATTGTTGGTGCAACATTGCTTGGTGCGCCAAATATTCAGCCAAAAGGCTATAACCACAAACAATAGGTAAATATTATGATTACAATTTTGATGAAGAAAGACACGCAATATTCTTTTGATGGGATTAATACCGTGTTGTTGCTTGCTGGTGAAACTTATGAAGTTTCGCAGGAATGTTGGGATTGCTTTTATGCGCAAGGTGACGTTGCGGAAAAAATCAATTTGGACGGCTATGTAGCGGTTGAGGCAAAGCCCGCCACGGTTGAAGCTGAAGCAGAAATTGTGGAAGCAAAGGTGATTGAAACTGCCATTGAAGACAAAGCCATTAAAGGCAAAAAAGGCGCATAAATGAGTGCTTATACCACAATATTCACCATTAAGTCAGAGCTTGGAATTAGCGATAATTCGCAAGATGTTCGCTTGCAAGCCTTGATTGTGCAAGCATCGGGGTTGATTGATGGATATTGTGGTAGGGCGTTTATGCGTGGAGCGCATATTGAGAAAATTAAAGGATATGGTGCGGGGAGTTGCTTAAGCATCAAAAACACGCCGATAATTAGTATAACAAGCATTGCGCTTGATGATGAGATTATTGACGCAAGCAATTATGCGATTGAAAGCGAAGATGCGGGGCTTATAAGTGGTGACTTTGTGGATACTGCCCCCGTTTGTTATTCCATAACTGGTATGACGCATATGGCGGGTAGACAGCAACGGCGTTATAATGTGGCGTATATTGGTGGTTATTTGTTACCTGATGATGCAAACCGTAATTTACCATATGAGATTGAGCGGGCGTGCATTGATTTGGTGCGGGGTGGCTATTATGCGCAAGGGCGTGACGTGAGCATCAAGTCAGAAAGCACGGACGGGGTTGGAAGTATCACCTATGCGGGCAATGCGGTTATGGGCGTTGAAAATGTGCGGGGCTTGCTAGCATCGCACAGAGCTGGAGGTTTGCTATGAGAGTGAGAGAGACGGCAGCCCGCATGGTTGCGCAATACGGCGTTGATATATTTTGGGAGAAAAATATAGGCGGTGCATATTCCCCCGCAACTGGCAAAACCAGCGGTGCAAGCATTGTCAATTATGCGCTTAAAGGTCATGTGCGTGGTTATCGCCCACATGAGATTAGCGGCTTGTTAGAATATGGTGATAAGGAATTGCGTTTGGCGGCAAGTGACGTTGCCTTTGAAATGATGGAAGGTGACAGGGTGCTAATTGATGGCGGCTATTATCATGTGGTGGCGATTGATAGGCGCATGAATGCGTTAATTGTGGTGCAGTTGCGGGGGATTAGTTGATGGATAATTTCGCCCGAGACTTGCGAAAAGCGATAGATATTAAGATTGTTGGTCAAGCTAAAGAGTTTGCTAAGTCTGTGGCAGCTAGCGCATTTCGTGATGTTTCTGCAACCGCAAATGAGGCAGGCGGGGAGTTTGGTTCACCATTATGGAGCGGGCGGTTTCGGGCAAGCAATAATATCAGTGTTGGCAGCCCTGATTTTAGCGTGTTGCCGCCTAATCCGAGTGCGAAAAACCACCCAACGCCCGTTGCATCGCCCTATAAAAGCAATAGTAACGCTGATGCAATTTCAGCCCTGCAATCATTCAAATTAGGCGATACGATATACATCGCAAATGGCTTGCCATATGCACGGCGCATTGAGTTTGACGGCTGGTCGGCGCAAGTGCCAAATGGCGTATTTAGCGTGGCAAAAGAGCGGGTAAAAGCAAAATATGCCAATGTCAAGGTGGGATAATATGGCAAATCCATTTAGCGATATAACCAACTCAATACGGACGCATCTCGCTAATAATGCGGGTGGGTTGAAAGTGCTTTATGAAAATATGCCAAAGACGCAAGTGCGTGAAGCAAACGGACAGATGCCCGATGAGTTCGCCATGTTGGATATTTTGTTCGCAAATGCAGATTTAGTAAGTATAGGGTCTCCTCAACAGCGAAAACATCGTTATAATGGAGTGGTGCTGGTGCATATCTTCACCCAACTCTCAAAAGGGGACGGACGGGGCTATGAATTAGCAGACATGGTGGGCAATGCTTTCAAAAGCAATGTTCATAACGGCGTAACTTTTCGGGCAGCCATGGTTGATGCGGGCTTAGCGAAAGCAAATGAGGGGCAATATTGGCGCACGAGTGTGACAATTCCTTTTATGAAAGACTTTGTTGAATAATAATTTTTTAAGGAGATGATATATGTCTAATAGTAATAGTTTAAGGCTAATTAGAGTTCCAGAGGCAAGCTATGGCGTGGCAATTCCAGCCCTTGCAAGGCTAATTGACGTAACAAGCGAAAGTTTGCAGTTGGGTTTGGATTTTACCAGCAGTGAGCGGATTGCAGCTGATAGGAACTCACAAGGTTCAATCGCCACGGGCGCACGGGCAAGCGGCGCAATAGATAACGAGTTTTCATTTGCGCAAAATATTCCAGAAATTGAAAGTGCAATGTTTAATCGCTTTAACAAAGTGGCAACCATTGAGAATAGTGCGGTTGACACTGAAATCACCCAAATCACTAATTCCACCCGCACCATCACGGTGGCAAGCGG